TGGTTCTTCAGTGAACCCGTAACAATTTCTCACGGCCGCAAGAGATTTTCCTAAGACAATCAATGGGTTACGTCATGGCTGACAATGTTGTGAGCCTGTCGCCCCCGAGCGTGCACCTGGAGCCGCCTGCGGGGTTGACGGAAGATCAGGCCGAGGTTTGGCGCTCCGTTGTGGGCGCGAGGTCTGCCGATTTCTTCGGCGAGGACGCGGTTCCGTTGCTGGAGGAATACTGCCGGGTAGTGGTGATGTGCCGGCTGCTTGCGGCGCAGGTCGAGGCAGCGATTGCCGGCGGTGACGCCGGGGAGCTGAAGGCGGTGTTGGACATGCGGGACAAAGAGTCCAGGCGCATGACCTCGATTGCAACAAAGCTCCGGCTGACGAATCAGAGCCGCTACACTCCGCAGGCTGCGGCGACGGCTGCCAAGAAGGGCGGCGGCGGGAAGGTATGGCAGTTCGGCAAAAAGACTGGCGACTGACCCCCGAAAAGTGGACCCGTGGCGAGAGAAATGCGGCCTGGGTGGAGGCGTTTTGCAGGGTCCCCGAGGGCAAGGATCGCGGCAAGCCTGTCCGGCTTCGTGACTATCAGGTAGACGATCTTCGGAAGATCTACGATACGCCGACGCGGACGGCGATCCTCTCATTCCCTCGTAAGAATGGAAAGGGTCTGGCACTTGATACGCCGGTCCCTACGCCTTCCGGCTGGACCACGATGGGGGAGTTGCGCGAGGGCGACTACGTTATCGGATCGGACGGCAAGCCGACGCGCGTCGAGTTCGTGTCTCCGGTCCATACCGGCCTGAGGTGCTGGCGGCTCACGTTCTCGGACGGCTCGCAAGTGGTGGCGGATGAGCAGCATCGCTGGCTAACCCGTCATTCTTACCGGCCGTGGGCTAAGCCCCGCCGGAACGGAAGCGGGAACGGAGGCCAGGTAGTTGAGGAGGTCGTGACCACGCCGCAGATTGCGGAGAGTGTCCTCCGACCCCGTAAGGACGGCAAAACCGAATACAACCACAAGATCACCATTGCCCCGGCGATTGAAACTCCGGACGTGTCGGGTCTTCCTGTCGATCCCTACGTTCTGGGGGCGTGGCTTGGGGATGGGGCCAGCGCGGGGGCGCGGTTCACTTGTGGCGACGAGGACTTGGCCGCCATGTCCGCAGAACTGTCCCGCCGGCTGGGCGGCGATGTTAGGATTACTCGGTCAGCGAACAGGGCTGCAACGATCCTAACTGGCGGCCTTGGGCTTCAGGCCGCACTTCGGTCTGCCGGGGTCCTGAACAACAAGCACATCCCTAGCCAGTATTTCGACGCTGGTACGCAGCAGCGATGGGAGCTGTTGCAGGGCCTGATGGACACGGACGGCACCGTCAACCGCAACGGCGGCAGGTACCCGCGCCCAAGTTTTACCAACAAGAGCGAGCGACTTTGCCGAGATGTCTGGAGGTTGGCGCGGTCGCTCGGCCTGAAGGCGACCATCCGCAGCCGAGAGGTAACTTGCAATGGCGTTCCGGCTGGGACGGCGTGGGAGGTTTCCTTCCCGGCGTGCAAGGATCACCCAGTGTTCCGTCTCGAAAGGAAGCAGAGGCTTCTGGCGGACTCCATATCTGCAAGGTCGCGGACGGTATCAATCGTTTCGTGCGAGGAGGTGGAGAGCGTCCCCACGGTCTGCATAAAGGTGGCGGCGCCCGATAGCCTGTTCCTTGCGGGTCATGGGTGCATCCCGACGCACAACACGGCTCTAATCGCCTTCATCGTCCTGCTGCACCTGTGCGGGCCTGAAGCTGAGATTGGGTCCGAGGTGGTGTCTGGTGCGCGATCCCGCGACCAGGCGGCGATGGTGTTTCGGTATGCCAGCAAGTGCGTCCGCATGAATCCGGACCTTGCCGAGATCGTCCGGATCCGGGATACGGCGAAGGAATTGGAGTGCCCGGACCTCCAGACAATCTACAAGGCGCTGTCTGCGGACGCGGCGACGAACCTGGGCCGGTCGCCCAAGCTGGCGATCCATGACGAACTAGGGCAGGTCAAGGGGCCGCGCGATGACTTCTACGAGGCCATCGACACGGCGCAGGGTGCGCACGAGCACCCACTGACGATCATCATTTCGACGCAGGCTCCGAGGTCTGGCGACCTGCTGTCTGTGCTGATTGATGACGCTTTAAATGGCGGCGACCCGATGACCAAGGTGTCGCTGTACACGGCACCTGAGGACATGGACCCGTTTTCAGAGGAAGCGCTGAAGGCCGCCAACCCGGCTTATGGCGACTTCCTCAACGCGGATTACTGCCGCGAGCTGGCGGAGAAGGCCCGCCGTATGCCGAGCCGAGAGGCTGCATACCGGAACCTGATCCTCAACCAGCGCGTCAACATGCACAACCCGTTCGTCACCCGGTCAGTCTGGGAGATGAACGCGGGCGAGCCTGACTTTGACAGGTGCCACGAGTTCTACATCGGGCTGGACCTGTCGGCCCGAAACGACCTGACGGCGCTGGACATTTTGGGGCGAGACGATGATGGCGTGATTCACGTCCGGCCTGAATTCTTCGCCCCGCTGACGGGCGTTGAGGACCGGTCGGAGCGGGACCGTGAGCCGTATGACGTCTGGGGGCGCGAGGGCTATATCACCCTGACGCCCGGATCGTCGGTCGATTACCGCTATGTCGCGGAACGACTGGCGGAGCTGTGCGACGACCTGCCGGTCAAGGCGGTGTCGTTTGACCGCTGGCGGATGGACGTGCTGAAGCGCGAGCTGTCGGCCATTGGGGTCGAGCTTCCCCTGGTCGAGTTCGGGCAGGGGTTCAAGGACATGACTCCGGCGCTTGAATCGCTGGAGTCGCTGTTGTTGGCGGGCATGGTTCGCCACGGTTCGCACCCGGTGCTCGATATGTGCGCCGAGAACGCGGTGGCTGTGATGGACCCGGCGGGAAATCGGAAATTGGACAAGAGCAAGGCGACCGGCCGAATCGACGGCATGGTGGCCTTGGCAATGGCTGTCGGGAAGGCGAGCACGCAGCCGGTGGAGCAGAAGAAGCCGTTAGTGATGCGGTGGATTTGATGGCGATTCAGAGAGACGAGAAGATGCAGACGAACCGCGCCTATAGCGTGCTGGAAATCAAGGCGGTCGATAGCGAGGATCGCGTCATCACTGGCATTGCGACCACGCCAGAGACTGACCGGGTGGGTGACATCGTTGATCCGATGGGCGCGAGGTTCGCCAAGAGCATTCCGCTTCTGTGGCAGCACCAGCACGACAAGCCTGTGGGCACTGCGGAGTTTGGGAAGGCCACGAGGTCGGGCATCCCATTCACCGCCTCGATTGCCAAGATCGCCGAGGCCGGGCCGCTGAAGGATCTTGTAGACATGGCATGGCAGTCGGTGAAGGCCAAGCTGGTCCGGGGCGTGTCGATTGGCTTCCGCGCGCTTGGCTATGAGCCATTGGAGGGTGGCGGCCTGAAGTTCACCGAGACCGAGATCTACGAGCTTTCGCTGGTGACGATTCCAGCGAACGCATCGGCCACGATCCAGACGATCAAGGCGATGGACGCGAAGCATTTGGACGGCGCTGTGCGCCTGATCCGCGCCCGCGACCAGCACATCAAGAACGGAGCGGTTTCGATTCAGAAAGCATCGTCGTGAGACGACGCATCGTGAGTCTGTGGTTCGGGGTCGCTTAACCCGTTACCGCGCCTTTGGCGTGCGGGAAGCCCGGCAGACAAGCGGCGCACTGTCGTGAGACAGCGCAAGGCCCACTGAGGGCCAGCCGGGTGAGATTCCCGGCCCTTGGGGAGCGAAAGCGGGTGGTTCCCGCAGCCGGACTGTAAATCCGGTCCATTCGAGGGAGGGGTTCGATTCCTTCCGCTCCCCACCAATGGGAGGTTCCGCCAGGTTGGCTGGCAAGCGGTCTTGAAAACCGTGGTGCCCGTAAGGGTAGGGGTTCGACTCCTCAACCTCCCGCCATATTCGGCGCGTCCCGTGGAACGGACTGCGCAAGGCATCCCGTGGAACGGATGCCGGTTACCCGACTGCCGTGAGGCAGCCGAACGCATCGCGGTGACGCGACGCAATCCCATTAGATGGAAAACGACAATGAGTTACGCAAAGCAGATCGCCGATCTTCAGGCGACCCGCAAGGCCAAGGCCGACGAGATGAAGGCGCTGGCCGAGAAGGCGGCCGAGCAGGGCCGCACGATGGACACGGGCGAGCAGGAGCAGTTCGACGATCTGAAGGCCGCTGTTGCCCAGATCGACAAGAACATCTCGAACCTGCGCGACCTGGAGGCCATTGAGAAGGCCGAGGCCGCCGATGCCGCGACCGCCAAGGCGGTTTCGGGCGACGAGCGCGCCAAGTCTGCGGTGTCCGTGGTCCGTGGCGGCGACGTGCAGGTCAAGGACACCACCAAGCTGGACAAGGGAATCAGTTTTGCCCGCATGGCCCGCGTCAAGGCGCTGGCGTTCACGGGTCAGGCTGGCACCCGCAACGAGATCGAGATTGCCCAGAACATGTATCCGGGCGACGACTCGCTGGTGAAGTCGATCCAGAAGACTGCGGTCCCGGCGGCGAACACCCTTACGGGCAGTGCCAACTGGGCGGGCAACCTGATCAACGAGGGCGGCGCTGCATTCGCCGACTTCGTGGAGTACCTGCGCGAGCGCAGCCTGTACGGCCAGATCAGTTCGCGCTTCCGCAGGCTGCCGTTCGACGCGCCGGTGCTGGTGCAGGGCTCTGGCGGCACCGCCCAGTGGGTCAAGGAAGGTGAAGCGAAGCCGCTGACGCAGTGGACCTACACCCGCGCCAAGCTGTCCCCGCTGAAGGTTGCCGCGATTGCTGCCGCGACCAAGGAAACGCTGATGCGCGCCTCGGTCAACGCCGATGCGTTCCTGCGTGACGAGCTGGCCCGCTCGGTCAATGCTCGCATCGACGGCTCGCTGATCAGCACCGCCGGTGCCGTGCCCGACGAGTCGCCGGCTGGCCTGCTGAACCGCACCAACGCCCTGACCCTTTCGGGCGACGGTTCGGTGGCTGGCATCCGCTGCGACATCGCGCAGTTCCTCAAGGAACTGGTGGGCGACAACCTGAGCGTTTCGGGTGCCTTCTGGGTCATGCCCGAGACGGTCGCAATCGACCTGTCTCTGGCGACCAACGAGGTCGGCGCTCCGGCGTTCCCCGGCATCACCCCGAACGGCGGCACGCTGGCGGGTCTGTCGGTGTTCACGTCGCAGTACGTCCCGACCGATACCGCTGGCCCGGTTGTGGCGCTGATCAAGGGCGACGAGATCTTCCTCGGCGACGAGGGTGGCATCCAGGTGTCGGTGTCGGATCAGGCGTCGCTCCTCATGGACGACGCCCCGTCGATGAACAGCACGACCCCGACCGGCTCGAACTCGGTGGTCAGCATGTGGCAGACAAATTCAGTCGCTTTTCTGGTTGAAAGGTTCGTCAACTGGCAGAAGCGTCGCAAATCGGCGGTTGTGTGGGCGAACGTCAACTGGGATGCCTGCGCGTCCTAAGCGGTACTTCGGAGGGGCTGGGAAACCGGCCCCTCCTTTTTCGGCGAGGTGACAAGTGCGAATTCAGTATAGAGCGAACGGTATGCAGCGCGAGGTGCGGGACAGCGTTGGCGAGTCGCTGGTGTCCCGAAACATCGCGACTCGCGTGTACCAGACGCGGCATCTGGCGGCGAAGGCCGATCCGGAGACGGTTGAGGCTGAGGAGCCGGTGGAGATTTCGCCAAGGACTGGCAAGCCTAAGCGCAAGTACAAGCGGCGAGACATGTCCGCTGAGGACTAAGCAAGAATGCGAATCTTTGGGTTCAACATCACGCGCGAGAAGGCGGTTCAGCCCGTGACGGACTGGCGTCGTGGCTGGCGCGTCATCCATGAACCCTACACGGGCGCGTGGCAGAAGAACGACGAGCTGAAGCGCGGCGACCTGACCTGCTACCCGGCGCTGTATGCCTGCCTGAATCGAATCACGCAGGACATTGGCAAGCTTCCGTTCCTGCTGAAGAAGAGAGGCGCGAACGGGATTTGGGACGTTGCCGAGAACCCGGCATGGTCGCCCGTCTTGCGTAAGCCGAATGGCTACCAGACCGCGCAGCAGTTCCGCGAGGCGTGGATTCTGTCGAAGCTGCTGGATGGCAACACGTTTGTCCTGAAGCAGCGCGACAACCGAGGTGTGGTCACGTCTCTGTACGTGCTGGACCCGTGCCGTGTTGAGCCGCTGGTGTCCGAGTCTGGGCGCGTGTTCTACCGCCTGAGCTACGGGGCTCCCAACAACCTGCTGCCCGAGGCCTACGGCGGAGAGCAGATCACGGTTCCGGCTTCGGAGATCATCCACGACAGGATCAACCCGTTCCATCATCAGCTGCTTGGCGTGCCGCCCCTGTGCGCGGCCGCATTGGCTGCTGGAAAGAATCTGAAGATCGTACGCAACAGCTCGGCTTTCTTCGGCAACAACGCGAGTCCTGGCGGTCTGATCACGGCCCCAGCTGGGTTGAGCGAGGATGACGCCGACGCGATCCAGCAGAACTTCAACACGAACTACTCGGGCGAGAACAGTGGCCGGATCGCCGTCATCGGCGCGGACCTGAAGTTTACCCCGTTCGCGTTCAAGGCGGCGGATTCTCAGCTTGTCGAGCAGCTTCGCTACTCAGACGAACAAATCTGCCAGCCGTTCGGCATCCCGCCGTTCAAGATCGGCATTGGCTCAATCCCTACGGGCTTGGGCGTGGACGCGATCAATCTGCTGTACCACGAGGACGCACTGAGCGGCCATATCGAGGCGATGGAGAACCTGCTTGACGAGGCGCTTGACCTGCCTGCGGATTGGGGCATCTGGTTGGATACGGAGCCGCTGTTCCGCATGGACGAGGGCAAGCGTGCGGAGATCGAGACGAAGCTGGTTGGCGGGATGATCAAGACGCCTGACGAGTCCCGCGCGAAGTTTGGCCTTGCCCCGACCGCTGGCGGGAACACGTTGTGGGGCCAGCATCAGGACTACCCGCTGGGGACGCTGCGTGATCGCCTGCCGCCGGATCAGAAGCCTGCGGAGTCGGTTCCGGATGAGCCTTCCGCTGTGGACGACGGCACGCAAGAGCAGATCGAGCGCGGCATTCGCGCAATCACGGCGCTGAACACGATCAAGGCGGTTGACGCCGCACGGAGCGAGGCTTTCCGATGACAGAGTTTGATCCCGTCGAGTTCGGGCGGTCAATTGGCGAGATGATCCGCGAGGCCGTCGAGCCGCTGAAGTCAGAGAACGCCGAGCTGCGCAAAGAGATTGATGCTCTGAAGGCGCGTGAGCCTGACCGCATCGAGACCATCGTGGAAGCCCCGCCGGTCGAGATTGACGTGTCCGACGTGGTGAAGGAGCTGCTCGCAGCCGACGGCATCAAGCAACTGGTCGCGCTGGAGGTTGAAGCGTACCTGACGGAAAACCCGCCGCCCGCCGGCAAGGATGGCAAGGACGGCGAAAAGGGCGACCCGGGCGAGCCGGGCAAGTCTGTGACGCTGGACGACGTGTCCGTGTTTCTGGAGGCCGCTGTCGCTAAGCATGTGTTGGACTTCGAGCGCCGCGCGAACGAGAAACTGGACAGGGCCATTGAGCGCATCCCGGTGCCGAAGGATGGCCGGGACGGCGTGGACTTGACCGAGCTTTCGCTGGACTACGACGGCGAGCGCACGGTGACGGTCAAGGGCCGCACGGGCACCGTGACCAAGCGCGTCCCGGTCCCGCTGTGGCGCGGCTACTGGTCGCCGGGTGTCGTTGCAGAGAAGGGCGACATCCTGACGCACAATGGCACGGCTTACATCGCCATCGTGGACAACCCGAAGTGCGAGCCGGGCGTTGGCAAGTACGACCACGAGTGGAAAGTGTTTGCGCGCAAGGGGCGCGACGGCAGGGATGGCCGAAACGGGATCGACAAGACGGCTCCGGTCAAGGTGAAGAGCGACGATGAGTGACCTGATCACCCGCGAGCAGGCGTATCACCATTTGCGCCTTGACTTTGATTCCGATGGCAGCGCTGACGATCCTTGGCTGGATGACGCCATCCCTGATGTTTGTGATGCCGTTGCAGGATGGTTGAAGGACCGCTGGCGCTTGTACGTTCCGCAAACGGACAGTGATGGTAACGTCGTTCTCGACGGTAACGGGAACCCGATCCCTGCACTAGACAGCGATGGCCTTCCGGTAGTTCTCCCCCGCGTCCGCCGCGCCTGCTTGCTTGAGCTGGAATCTCAATATCGATTCCGCAGCGGGGAAGGAAAGGACAACGCCGTTCCTGCCCACGAGGGATACGGGCACGGACTTACCAGTAAGGCCGCCGTGGCCCTACTGACGACGATTCGACGTCCGACGGTGGCGTGATGGCTGCCGTCGCATCGGGAAACCTGCGCCACAAGGTGCAGTTGCAAGCCAAGCAGATCACGCAAGACCCGGTGACGGGCGAGATGGTGGATTCGTGGGTGACGATTGCCCAGCCGTGGGCCGAGATCGTGCCGATGTCTGGACGCGAATTCATGGCTGCCGGCGCGGAGCAGTCCGAGGTTCGGGGGCGGATCGTGATCCGCTACCGCGATGACGTGGACGCCTCCATGCGGGTTGTGTATCGTGGCAAGTATTACGCCATCCACGCAGTCCTGCCGGACGCGGAGAGTGGCAAGGAACACATCACGCTGATGACGGGTGAGGGTGTGCGTTTACAACAGTAGCAACGGCGAGGTTGCGATGAAAAAGACAGACGAACTGATTTCCGATCTTCAGGATTGGATGCGGGCCGGAGGCGAACATGTGCCCGATATATTCGACCTGATCGAGATGGCATACGGTGAGCGTGTCGCGAGAGAACATAAAGCAAGGCATAAAATGGTTCTGGATGCCTGCCGGGCAAAGGTGGCCGCAGGATACCCGAGGACTTGCCGGTTCTTTTCTGACGTGTGGCCCGACGCATTGGAAGCATTGATTAGGCAGAGGAACGCCGACTAACAACAGCCGCCGCAGGGCGGCTTTTTTGTGGGCATCGTCGTGAGGCGAAGCGGAGAGCATGTCAACGTGGGCATTACTCGCGCCGGGGCCATCCGCTTCGGCCGATGACGCTGCGCGCGTGGCGGCTGCCGGAATCCCCATCGGGGCCATCGGCAACGCATTCCAGCTAGTCGAGTCGCCGGCCTTTATCGCCGCGACCGATTCGGCATGGTGGCGGAAGTACCCGGAGGCGCTGCGACTGCCCTGCGACCGCTACACGATGCA